TTGTTTGTCGATGGACAGAGTAATTCGTCACCTATTGGTGCTAATACCATACCACAACATGGTTATAACCTTTGGGTAATACACAAGTCAAACGGTAATATAGTATTCAGTGGCAATTATAACACTTATCACGATTTTAAAAATTGGGAAAATGCTTATATTGCAAATACAGGTGGTTCACAAGCTTATCTACATTTTCCTGCCAATGGCCAGATTCAAATTTCCAAACTTAATGCTAACGGTCATGCGACATTGGCTTTGGCACAAAAATTGAATAGTTTGGATTCTAATAATGTTATTGTCCTAAGCACATTCTATAATCCAAATCCTTTTAGAATATTGAATGGCGTATCCAATTCTATTAGCAACTGCGGAGGTACAACAACTACCTTTGGTGATTGTGCAATCAACGAATATTATAACTGGACAGGCCTAAGCCAAGACAATCCGACAGGTTTTCCTGGCGCCGGATCCTTCTGGACAGATAACTGTGCTTACATGCTTGTTGGTGTTCCTGGTTCCGGGTCTGGTACCGGTACAGAAATATATGCAGGCACTCGCGCCGATAAAAGTGATTATCTTGGTGCTTTTGGCACTTCTGCTGCTAATGCCGAAATAGATTATCAATTTAGCATTAATATTGCAACCGGCAGCGGCGTTATTAACTCAGGTTATTTTCCATCTTCAAACACCGAAAATACGGATGTAACTACGCTGTTCACTTTTGATAATGGACAGAGAGATACATATTATGACTATGCGACCATTAAACCACTATCCGTTTCTCTATCCAGAACAAGTAGACTATTGGTTGAATTTGATGTCTTTGAACCTGATTTCACGACTCGCGCAGGTTATTTTTCAATTGATTCTTATCCAATTGAAGATGATGATGAACTATTTGATGAAAATGTAAATATTAGAACAGAGAATCTTCCTATTTTCAAATCAACTACTTCTGGTAAAGAATTTAATTTGAGAAACTATTTGGATTTTAGACCTCTTAAAACAGCAAATGCTAGTGTTTTGACAGCATCGACACCAGCAACGGCTGTTATCAATCCAAAAGTAACTAACGGGTTTCAAAATACTACGAATGGATGGAGATTACCAAAACCATCGAGTCAGATTACATATGACTATTCTTACTATCTTGGACGCCGTGATCTACTAGTTGTAGATAAGGATAGAAGATTTTATATTGTAAGAGGACTTCCTTCAAATAATCCATTAACACCGGATGCTCCTCCTAATGTGATGGTGTTGGCATCAATTAACATCATTCCATATCCTTCTCTTTCACCAGCATATGCAAATTATCTTGGTGTTCCTAACCTAGCGGTTACTGCTAGGAAACTAGCCACCGTTCGTAGCACTATGAAAGACCTAAGTGCATTAAAACAAAGAGTAGTAAACTTAGAGTATTATGTTTCACTATCTCTTCTTGAGAAGGCTGCTAACGATTTGGTCATTAAAGATACCAATGGTTTAGATAGGTTCAAAAACGGTATCTTTACAGATAACTTTAGAGATCATAGTTTAGGTGCTACCTATAATAATGATTATAATATCGTAGTTGATCCGGAAGAAAAGACTATTAGACCTTCTTATACTATGGAATCTTTCCCATATTTATTGACATCTAATAATTCTTACACTTCCGTTAATAACAATATTCTTACACTTAAATATACAGAGGAAGTTCTCTGGAATCAAGAGTGGGTCACTACCGACAAGAATATTGAGCGCCGTGATTGGACGTTTATTGGTGATATTAAACTATTCCCATCTGACGATGTTTGGATTGATACTACAGTCCTACCTGATGAAATTCTTGATTTAGGAACTTGGGTAGACAAGAATATTCAGAACCCACAACTAAAAGTTACCACAGAGTGGGGCAACTGGAACAAATATGTCGTTGGATATCGTGTTTATATTGGACAAGGTGGTAATAGGGAGGCATTTAATTCTGGCAACTTGTATCAATCATATGATGAAGCTAGAAATGTCGCTAACGCTCAAAATGCACCTGGTACTGGTAGAGGTGTAAGTATTGAAGCGGTTTATAATAATGTTAGAACCGGTACTGAATATTGGTCTGCTGAAAAAACACAAACCGCTACAACTGGTTATAAAGTAGTTAATGTTGAGGTTATTCCTTATATTAGACCTCAGACAATTACTATTTCTTGCAACAACCTAAAACCAAGAACCAGAGTTTGGTGTTTCTTTGATAATATTCCAATGGCTCAATACTGCCGGCCTATCACCCAGGCACAGTTTACCGCTATCACAGATGGTATCGAAAGCACTATACCTTCTGGACCGTGGTCAGCAGAGGGTTCACAACTGATAACAGACCAAAACGGTACGCTGTTCTTCCAGATGCGTATTTCCGAATCACAAAAGTTCCGTTGTGGTGATCGTTCTGTTATCGTAATTGATTCTTTTGTTCCTGTAACAGAAGCAAGTATTTCACCAATTGGATTGAGTGATGATATTACAACTGGCGGCAGAGCAGTCTTCCGTGCATCAGGCACTTCTGTAACCAAACAAAAGTCTATTATGTCAACAAAACATATTGATAATTTTGAAAAAGAAGTTACCGATTCATATAGTTCTTCTGAGTTTGAAGATATTGCAGCTGCTGAAGGCGCACCGGGCCGTGAAGCAGGCAAACACTGTTCTGCTTATACATTCTTGGCAAAAGCACCAACAGACGAAGAAGGAATGTTCTTAACTTCTGTAGATGTTTTCGTTTCTCGTAAATCTGCTCAGTATGGTATGTGGTTTGAAATCAGAGAATTGAATAGTGCTGGCCAGATTACTAGAAATCAAGTACCTATGTCAGAGGTTCATTTTGATGATCCTGCTCTTGTCCCAATCTCACCAGATGGAAAAACAAACCCATTAAAGGTCACTTTTAATGCACCGTTGTTCCTTTTCCATAATACTTGGTATGCACTAGTAATTCACGGTAATGCCGGTAATCCTGATACTTATTTCTGGGTTGCAAAACTAGGCCAGACAGATATTAACGGAAAAGGTCAATATGTCAATCGCACAGAAACAGGCACATTCTTCCAGACAAACAATAACGTTTCATGGGATGAAATTAAGGACGTTGATTTAACAGTTAAGTTCTATACTGCCAACTTCAATACAAACGTTGATGGTGTGGCCACTTTAGGTAACAAACCTATTGAAAGACTTGTTATTGAATCAAGAAACCAACCTCTTAATCCTAAATTGGGTGATGTATTCACCAGTGGTTCACAGTTGACCGTATCAGGTGTAAGCGGTGGCACAATCTATAAGGGTAACGTCCTTGTGGGTGGTACAACTTCCTCTAACGCCGTTGTTACTGATATCGTTGGTTCAAATTATATTCTTTCTAATAGTGGATTTACTGCTGGCGAGGCCTTGACTGTTAGAACCAATAATATAACTTATGGTGCCACCGCTGTCACAGCAACGGTTTCTACTACAAACAGAGCAAGAGGTATTCTAACATACTATTGGGATGGTCCTTCTGTTAACTCTGCCATCAGTTATAGTTATGCACACTTAACCAATTCTGATGGTAGATTTAAAGCAAATGACGTTATCAGAAGTATAACATCACCAGAATATTATGGTACAGTTCGTTCTGTTGAAAACTTTAGATACTCTGCTATTAGTTTTGAACCTTCATATCTAGTGTTTAAAAATACCGACATTACTTTTGAAATGAAGACCTTTTCTAATACCGGTACAGAAGGTGCTTTCACTTCAATAGTTCCTTCCGAAACTTATTATTTTAATGATGAACAGGCCTTGTTCTCAAGAACAAATGAAGTTGGTTCACTATCAAGTGTAAGAACAAATCAAGTTCAAGTTACTATGAAGTCTTCCAAATCCGGTGTTTCACCTCTTCTGGATATTTCAAGAACACATAACATTTACTTGAATAACCTTATTTCTTCTGAATACTTGGGTGAAACAGGCGCTACCGGTGGCAATTTACTGAATAGATATATATCTAGAACAATCACACTTGCAGATGGGCAAGATGCTGAAGATATGAATGTATATCTAACAGCATATCGTCCACCAGGAACAGATGTTAAAGTTTGGATTAGGATTCTTAACATAGAAGATTCAACTCTTTTTAATAATGCAGGATGGATTGAACTAGAAAAGAAAAATAATGGTGATGCTGCGTTTTCATCATTTACAGATAGAAATAACTTTATTGAGTACCTTTATGGGTTCCCAAGTTCATATATGACAGGGGGAGATATAGGCGCAGTTCAATATATTAACTCGGATGGTAGCAAGTTCACAGGATTCAAATATTTCTCCGTTAAAATTGGACTTGTTGTTTCTGGCACAAATACCGCAGTTGTTCCAAGAGCAGGTGATTTGAGGTGTATTGCATTACAATTGTAAAAGGTGAAATATGGAAATTAACTTAAACCTTAGTGATGATTTTGAAGAAGAAACATTATTTGATTTTAAAGATGGGCGAGGCCTTGTGTCCGCCCATCGTCATCCAAAAGGCGGTGGATGGGTAGAAGATACATCACATGTTGATGAAAATTGTTTTATAGGATCTTATGCACAGGTATTTGGTAAAGCAAGAGTTATAGATAAAGCAATTATTAACGATTATGCTAGAGTTTATGGTAATGCTGTGGTCTACGGCCAGGCCAAAGTTTATGGTGACAGTATAGTTTGTGAAAATGCACAAGTTTATGGTAACGCAAAAGTTAGTGGATTTTCTAAAGTATATGGTAACGCCAGAATTTCTGGTAATGCATCTCTATATGAATTATGTCAAGTTTACGGTGATGCAATTGTTAGAGACAACGCACAAGTATTGGATCATGCAAAGGTTCATGGAAAAGGTGACGTTTATAATAGCATTAAACTATATGGAAATTGTGTTGTGACCAGAAAACCAATATGTTGTATAGGTTTTGATTATGACACAGTAGTTACAGACCATCACGTTATAATGGGTTGTGTAGTTATTCCACCATATTATATGAAAAAACTCGGCCGAAGAATTATTGAGATGGTAGGTTATTCTAGTGAAATGTCAATTAAGTGGTTAACTGCAATTGAATCTATTATAGATGTTTATAGTTGTGTAGATAGAGAAGAAGATTTGAAATCTACAGATGAAAGAAAAATTTTTGAAGAGTTAATTACAGGAGCAAATGCGAGGAGCAATCTTGAGCCAGAATATAGAAGATGAAAATTTACAAAAAACCGAAGTTCCGGGTCTGTATAGAAGCGCAAAAGGAGTTCTTATAAATAAAGATAACGACTCTCTTATGGCGTATAAAAAGCGCAAATATAGAGAACAAGAGATAGATAAAATGAAAGAAGATTTATCTTTATTGAAAGATGATATTGCAGAGATTAAAAACCTTTTAAGAGGATTGGTAAAGTAACATGGCATTAGCAAACGTCGCAAATACAGACACCTTTCAAACCTGGTTAACACGAACCAATCAGCTAGTTGGCGGTTATAATCAATTAAGTGCAGGTTTTGGTGATACAATCTCATCGTCTAATACCATAACATCAACAAATACAACCATGGCACTTAATGTTGCTTCTGGTTACATAAAGGTTAAAGCAAATATATTTGATTCTAACGTTGTTACTGTTATTTCCAATACTCAGGCAATTTCTATTACAGGCACAGGAAGATTAGGTGACCGACTTTACGTTAATGTAGGAACACTTTCTTCAATCACATCCGATCGGTCAAATACTAATATAGCATCTGCAAATGCTGTTAATACCATAAATGAATATGCTCGTTATCTAGCAAACTCAATCAATCTATATGCAGCAGCAACATATAGCACATCCGGCGTTAGTAGTTTAGCACCTGCAAACGCCTGGGCAAACCTGGTTGGTGCTTCTGCAAATAGTTTTCAAGCAAATTATATTGTAGGTTCAACCGCTGCGGCTAATATTTCTGCTGCTAGGTCTGCTAACGCCTGGGCAAACCTGGTTGGTGCTGCTGCTAATTCTAGAATTATTTCAAGTTCAGGATTGGCCAACGCCGAAGTAACAGTTGCAGGATCTTTTACATCAACATCAGATATTATTGCTAAAAACACATTTATAACTTCTAAACATGTTATTTCAAATGGTTCTGTTTTAAGTGCGCAAACTGGTATGAAAAACCGTCTTATTAACGGTGATTTCAGAATTTGGCAAAGAAATATAACATTTACACCTGTAACATATTCCGTTTCTACTGGTTATACCGCAGATCGATGGTATATTAACAGACTTGGTGGATTAAGCAGCACGGTTGTTGCTGGTATTAGTGCTATTAGTTTAAATAATGCCGATAGAAATAGTATTAGAGTTCGCAGAGTAGCAGGTGATGCATATACGGGATCAGGATATAGGATAGAGTTAGCACAACAAATCGAAACGATGAATTTTGCTGATTTGGGTGGAAAAGGTGTAGTATTATCGTTCTGGGCCAGAAAAGGCACAAATTTTTCTGGAACTTTTCAGGTCGGAATTACTACAGGAACGGGAACTAATGAACCTAGTTATGTTGGTTTTACAGGTGAAGCGAGCCCTCTGTTAGAGACAGTAACTTTATCAACAAGTTACACCAAATTTACACTTTTAGCAAATATACCAAATAATCATACCGAAGCAAGAGTCTTTTTTCTACATAATCCATCAGGTACGGCTGGTAGTAATGATTGGTTTGAAGTCACTGACGTTCAACTTGAACAAGGATATCATACTAGTAGTGAATTTGAGAGAAGAGATTATGCTACCGAATTTGCTATGTGCCGAAGATATTATGAAAATGGTTTAGGGTGGAATGGTGCTATCGATGGTATTGATCCTTCGGGTTCAGTATATGCCCAATATACAAGAGCAACGATTTCAGGTTATTATCATATATTAACTGTGCCTTATCGAGTTACAAAAAGGACGGCGGGGACCGTCGGAATCATTCCATTTATTTCTGGTACACCAAGTCCAGTAGTTCCTGGTAATGTTAGAAATTTAACACTCAATAAAAATGTTCCTGCAACTATCGATAACATCAGTAATAATTTCTTTAATGTCAATATTGGTACAACACCACAGACTGGCAATCCCGGACCGGTTGTAGATGATGTTTATGATAGTAATGGATTTGCTTTCAATTGGACCGTTAATGCGGAGATTTAAGAAAATGTATAAGTTCATTAAAAATCATAATACAAGAGAAATCGATTCTATTCAAAGATTATCTGATATGGCTTGTATACCCATGAATGAAGGTAACTCCGATTATGTAGAATATCTTAAATGGGTTAAAAATGGTAATAAAACTATTGAAGCGGATGCACTACCAATAGTTGATGTACCTGAACCTACTAGTAAAGTTGTATCTGCTCCTTTTTGGAAGGTTAAGGTTATTCTAAATAATAAGAAGGTACTTGACAAAGTTCAAACTTTTGTTGATACATCTGATGATGTTGTATTAAAGATTTTCTGGGATAAGGCTGATGTTGTTGAGAGAGATTCTCCAACTTTTGCCAAGATAACAAATTATCTAAAAATGAAAACTGTAGTCGTTGACAAATTGTTTGATGATGCCGATAATCTAAAGGTATAAGGAAAACAAATGTCCGAGTATGTAGAACTATACATAGACCAAGGAGCAACGTTTGTCAATACTATTAACATTAATGACGACAGCACAAACTTACCTCAAAACGTCGATGGATATGTTGTAACAGGTCAACTAAGAAAGTCTATACTTTCTCAGAACGCATCTGCCAATTTGGTTTGTTCCGTTACTGATGCTGCTAATGGTGAAATCACATTTTCATTAGATGCTGGCAATACTTCCAACTTAAAAGCAGGAACTTATTTATTTGATTTGAAATATTATGATAGTAACAGCGGAAGTCCTAGCACTATTGTTAGATTAATGGAAGGTATATTTATAGTTTCACCATCTATTTCAAAGTAGTATAAATGACTATTAAAATAACAACAGGTCAGAGCAACAAACTAACTGTTACCTCTACACCTAAAAATATAATCAAAGTTACTACTGGTGGAGGCGGTGGCGGTCTTGGCGGTAATCTTACTCAAGGCGATATTAATCCAATATATGATAAGGCAAATGCTGCCAACTTATTAGCATATAGCGTAAGTATTGGTGCTAATAGTTATGCCAATTTACTCTCACAATCATCAAACGCCTGGGCCAATACCGTTGGTACCGCCGGCAATAATTATACTAATTTAACCGTAGCATCTTACACCGGATATGCTAACAGTTGGGCCAATACTTTAGCAACATCCGGCAATACCTAT